TGAAAATCTGGTCTAGCCAGTCCTGGAGGTATTAGAACCCCCTCCAGAGTTTGTTTACAAAGCAAATTGCATTCCGGGTTTAACTCCCGGAAAGAGGCTACGAGCAGCCAGTGAGCAGGTGGGGGCGGAGGATGCTTAATCCCCATCCACAAATGTGGATCCTTGCGCAGGAGGTGGGTTGGGAGGCTGGCGCTACATGTCCTGCCCAACGAGTTGGGCAAGTCGCGCGTCAGTAAGGAAGTCGCCAATTCTTGACTGGCGAATAAGGTTGCTAACTTGGCTAATGTCGCTTGATGACCACTGGTAATGGTGGTCATAGTAGACAGCAACGTCTAATTCGGTGGGTGTCTGGCAGAAACCTCTAACGTAGTACTTGTACTCGCTATCGCGTTCCCGTGTTAGCTCCCCGCCGCATTGCTCTGCAATCATATTACCAAGTGCGCGCATAAGTGGGTCAATCTTACCATATTCAAGCATGGTGCAGGCTATGCTTCTTAGCCACATCATTCTGCCACGAACATTTCTAAGTTTAGAATCCCAACATATTTTCCCCAGTATCCTCCCAACCCTTGGCATTAAGACATATGACCCATTAACAGGGAAAAATCTGCCACTACAGAATTCGACGTCCAATGGGTCGATCCTGCGGTTGGCTTCAATCTCCATGCCAAGGTCAGTATAAGCCTGCACAATGCCAGGGGTCCCTCCCAACCTATCGAGCTCCCTGTCAGTGGTAACAGTGACGCTATCGTCTCCGCAGATTATAGCTATCCACTTGCGGTGCAAACCGTGTATGTGGATTTTCATTGCTGCGTTGACCATGGTGTCACCTACTGCGGTGTCCGGCCAGCCAGACTGCATAGTATACTTGACAGAGTACTTCGATCCAAGATTACTAGTGCCCCTACTAACCTTCCTCTCCAGTAGCTTTGAAACTTTCTTAGTGAGGAAACGCCGGTAGACCCTCTTCAGCATATGAAATGGTCCCCTATCTAAATGATTGTCGAAGCGAGACTCATCGTCCTCAAAGAACTCGAGTCGCTCCCCCTCATCCAGCTGGCTAGTAACAAACTCTATCGCCTTGGAAAACGCCTCACCCACTTGCTGGGCTGACATGCCACATGTATATATAATGTGGCCACCCGACAGCGTTTCATAATCGGGTTCTATTGCCTGTTTGAGGCGCTTGGTCCATACTTTCAAGTAAGGGCCAACTGCCGCGCTGAGCTCGGGTGGACAACCTTGTATGAATCGTGGATCTTTAAAAACTGGCTCAGCAACGTCTTTAATGACAATCTCGTTCTTGATAAAGGACTTAGCAGCCAGCTGGGGCATGTCAACGCCATCAGCAGCAATTCTAAGAAGCATATCCCTTCTTTCAGGAACGAAAGTGCCACACCACTGTTCATAATTCATGGGGTGCATCTGCCTACTAACGCCACTGTCAACCAGGAAAGCGATGAATCTAGGAGTAATTGCCTTCCAACGCTCATAAATGACTGCAGCGCTGACCGGATCTGCGTGTGTTGGTAGAAATTTGCCCACTCGGCCGCACATGGAAATTATTTCGTTGTGCGAGCAAGAGCGGAACGTGGTTCCTACAAAACCCTCTACGCCCCAGGATCCCGTTGCGCCATGTCCTGGATTGCAGACGGCCTCTCCATACGTAGCATGGTAGTCTGGTCTGGTCCGGGCCGGAGACATCTTGTAATCATCAAGGCAGATATTCTCGATCACCTTCTGCCCAAACTCAAATGACCTGAACGGGAGTCTATTTAGTAAAGTGGCCGACACGGTAGCAATAGTCCTGAACACCAGGTTATTGCTAGTTAACGTGCCAGGAACCACTACAGGCTGGATTAGATGAGGCCTCCACCCTGCTCTCCACCTCCCAAGAACTATGAGCATGTTTGTGATAGAGTGGGCCATGATTCCATTGCACAAGCCCAACCCAGTAAAAGGGCTATGGAATAGCATACGCATGGCCATCCCACGGTTGCCCTCTTTAAATTCTCCAGTGGCTGACTTCGATTCTCTGTATCCAAAAACAGCGCCAGCATACAACTTTGCAATGATGAAGAGCTTGCTCTCCATACCGCAACGAAGCAGCTTGCAAACTATATATGGGAATACTCTCTTGGCCAACTCCTCGGTAACTGGCGACACGCCACAATGAAGGAACAGCGTGAATGGTAGGCCAGTGGTTTCCCAGAAGGTTGAGAATGGTCTTAGAGACATGGTGTTAGTTTTCAGATCAGCTAGTGCATCTACAACTAGGCGGGTCGCAGAATTCCTAAGTCTAACCCAGGTAGTCAACACATTACTAATTCTTCTGGCGTTGGCAGTACCGATCAGTATTGCTAATGCGCCCAGTCCAAGCAACAGCAGAACGTCAGCTGGGTTCAAGTACACAAGAGAGAACGGCTGGATAGCCTCAAGCGTGTTGAGTTCATCAAGGTCACTCCTGTACAACCATTTCTGGCCAGGCTGAGTCAGCCATAAGTAAACTTTGGTGAGAGCACCTACCGCTCCAAGACGCTCGTTCCTGCGCTTGGCCCCATCTATTCTAAGTTGGACCACGTCGGCCGCAGCTTGGTTTTGCAGACGAACAATTTCGCTGGCTACATTTGGCACAGTCAGATACACTTCATCTTTCCTTGCTATGACTGCCAGCGACCGCGTAATGACCTCCCTGTC